CACATCCAAGATGTCGAAGCCCAGCGGGATGCCGCCCTTGCGGATGTTCAGGGCCTGACCGAGCAGAACGCCAAGCTCCAGCAGAGCTACCACGATGCAGACGAGAGCCGCATTGCGGCCAACCTCCAGCGCCAGAAAGCTGAAGCCGAGCGCGACAGGGCCGAAGCCCGCGCCAAGGACGCGGAGAACCAGCTGGCAGGCTCCCGGCAGGTGGCCGAAGCGGCAAAGCTGCGGGGCGACAAACTCAAGGCCGAGAACGACGCGCTGAAAAGTCAGCCCATCACCGCCGTGGTGGACAAAGAGGAGACCCGGCGGCAGGCAAAAGAAATGGCCGACGCCATGAATGCCGAGTTGCAGGCAAAGCTGGACGCCGTCACCGGGAACGCCGAGCAGGACGCCCGGAACGCTTACGACAGCGTCCTGCTGGCCAGCCGGGCCATGCTGAACACCTGGCAGATGGTAAAGCCGCAGTTCCGCAAACTGCCGGAAGAGCAGCGGGAGGCTCTTGCCAACCAGATCGTCCACACCATCGGCAGCATTCAAGGGGAGGTAACGAAATGTCTGTAAAGATCACGGCGCTGGAAGCCGAGAACGTCAAGCGCATCAAGGCCGTTGCGCTCACCCCGTCGCCCACCGGGCTCACCCTCGTGGGCGGCAACAACAATCAGGGCAAGACCAGCGTGCTGGACGCCCTGGCGTGGGCCCTGGGCGGGGACCGTTTCCGTCCGGACGCCGCACAGCGGGACGGTGCTATCGCTCCTGCTCACCTCAAGGTCACACTGTCCAACGGCGTGGTGGTGGAGCGCAAGGGCAAAAATGCCAGCCTGACCGTCACCGACCCCACGGGCCGCCGCAGCGGCCAGCAGCTGCTCAACGCCTTTGTGGAGCCGCTGGCCCTCGACCTGCCCCGCTTCATGGACGCCAGCGACAAGGAAAAGGCTGACATCCTGCTGCGCATCATCGGCATTGGGGCCGAGCTGCACACCCGGGATCTGGAGATCAAGGGCCTGTACGACAAGCGCACCTTCACCGGTCAGCTGGCCGCCCAGAAAAAGCACTTTGCCGAGGAAATGATCTCCTACCCGGAAGCCCCGGACGAGCCGGTGAGCGCCTCCGAGCTCATCCGCCAGCAGCAGGACATTCTGGCCCGGAATGGCGAGAACCAGCGCCTGCGGGCCCAGTATGCAGAGCTTGAACAGCAGGTGCAGCAGTGTGTGGACGAGCTGAAGCGCACCCGGGAACGCATTGCCACACTGCAGCAGCTGGCAGATGAACTGGACGCCAAGCACACCAAGTTGTTCAATCAGCGGGAAACTGCAAGAAAGACCGTCTCCCAGCTGCAAGACGAATCCACCGCCGAGCTGGAAGCCTCCATCCGGGACATTGAGGAGACCAACCGCAAGGTGCGGGCCAACCTGGAAAAATCCCGGGCTGAGGACGAAGCCGCCCAGTACGCCAGCGAGTACGACCGCCTGACCGAATCCATCCAGCAGAAGCGTGCCGACCGCATGGCCCTGCTGAACGGGGCCGACCTGCCCCTGCCGGGCCTCAGCGTGGAGGACGGTGTCCTTACTTACAACGGCAAGCGCTGGCGGGATATGTCCGGCAGTGACCAGCTGCGGGTGGCCGCCGCCATCGTGCGCCGGCTGAACCCGGACTGCGGCTTTGTTCTGCTGGACAAGCTGGAGCAGATGGACATGACCACCCTGCAGGAGTTTTCCGCCTGGCTGGAAGCCGAGGGCCTGCAGGCCATTGCTACCCGCGTTTCCACCGGCAGTGAGTGCCAGATCATCATTGAGGACGGCATGGTCAAGGACGCCGTGCCGCCCGAAGAGAAGCCCCAGCCCCGGAGCTGGACGAAAGGAGCGTTTTAAATGAGCAAGTATGCAGTCACCAGCGGCATCCAGACCGCCCCCGTCAAAACCGTGCTGTACGGCCCGGAGGGCATCGGCAAAAGCACCTTTGCCTCCCACTTCCCGAGCCCTGTGTTCATCGACACCGAGGGCGGCACCAAGCGCCTGAACGTGGCCCGCCTGCCCCAGCCCACCAGCTGGGCCATGCTGCTGGACGAGGTGGCCGAGGTGCGCAAAGGCAACGTGCCCTGCAGCACGCTGGTCATCGACACAGCCGACTGGGCCGAGCGCCTGTGCATCCAGGCGGTGTGCGCCCGTGCCAAGGTCAACGGCATCGAGGATTTTGGCTACGGCAAGGGCTACACCTACGTCAAGGAGGAGTTTGCCAAGCTGCTGGACGCGCTGGAAGAGGTGCTGAACGCCGGCCACAATGTGGTGGTGCTGGCCCATGCCGCCATCACCAAGTTTGAGCAGCCGGACGCCGTGGGCAACTACGACCGCTGGGGCATGAAAACCAGCAAGCAGGTGGCCCCGCTGCTGCAGGAGTGGTGCGATATGCTGCTGTTCGCCAACTACAAGACCGTGGTGGAAAAGGCGGGCAGCAGTCCATCCGCCAAAAACAAGGCCAGCGGCGGCCGCCGGGTCATGTACACCACCCATCACCCCTGCTGGGACGCCAAGAACCGCTTTGGCCTGCCGGAAGAAGTGCCCTTTGAGTACACCAGCATTGCCCACTGCCTGCCCGGCGGCAGCGCACCGGCAGCTACCCAGACGCCGGTGCAGCACGCCCCGGCTCCTGCCCCGCAGCCCAAACATCAGCCGGATGCCGACATCCTGCCCACCCCGCAGGCACAGCCGGAACCGCCCCGTGAAGAGGTTCCTAAGGCCCTGCTCACGCCGGATCTGGTCGCCCTGGGCGTGCCGGAAAAACTGGCTCCGCTCATGAGCGCCAACAACGTGACTCCGGAAGAGCTGCAGCATGTAGTGGGCGAGCGGGGCTACTTCCCGGAGGATATGCCCATCAAGGACTACCCCATGGATTTTGTGGAGGGCTGCCTGATCGCCGCATGGCCGCAGGTGCTGCAGATGGTTCTGGACAGCCGTGACCTGCCGTTTTAACGTACATTAAATAAAGGAGAAGCATTATGAACGAGATGAACAACGAAGGTTTCGCTTTGGGTTGGGATGACGAGTTTACCAACGAGCAGCAGGAATTCGTGCTGCTGCCGGAGGGCGAGTACCCCTTTGAAGTGACCCAGATGGAGCGTGCCCGCTATGAGGGCGGGGCCAAGCTGCCGCCCTGCTCCATGGCAAAACTGACCCTGCGCATTTATGGCGGGGCCAAGGGCGACACCACCGTGACCCACCGCCTGTACCTGCATACCAAGACCCAGGGTCTGCTGGGCGCGTTCTTTGAGAGCATCGGCCAGTGCAAGCGGGGCGAAACCTTCCGCCCCCGCTGGAACGAGGTGGTAGGTGCCAAGGGCATCTGCAAACTGGGCATCCGGGAGTACACCAAACAGAGCGGCCCTCACGCCGGTGAGACCGGCCAGAGCAACGAGGTGCAGCGCTTCCTGCCGCCCCCGGCACCCAAGGCGGCACCCTCGCAGGGCTGGACGCAGGGGGCATTCTGATGGGGCAGGAACTGAGACCCTACCAGCAGCAGGCCCGTGACCGCATCCACGCCGAGTGGGACGCCGGCCACACCCGCACCCTGCTGGTGCTGCCCACCGGCACCGGCAAAACCATTGTGTTTGCGTCGGTGGCTGCCGATCAGGTGCGTGCCGGCGACCGGGTGCTCATTCTGGCGCACCGGGGCGAGCTGCTGGAACAGGCTGCCGACAAGCTGCAGCGTTCCACCGGCCTTGTCAGCGCCGTGGAAAAGGCCGAATCCACCTGCCTGGACAGCTGGTTCCGGGTGGTGGTGGGCAGCGTGCAGACCTTGCAGCGCACCGCCCGGCTGGAACGCTTCCCGCAGGATTATTTCGGCACCATCATCATCGACGAGGCCCACCACGCCATCACCGACGGTTACCGCCGCATCCTGGACTACTTCAGCGGGGCCAAGGTGCTTGGCGTCACCGCCACGCCGGACCGCGGCGACATGCGCAATCTGGGCGAGGTGTTCGACAGCCTGGCCTTTGAGTACAAGCTGACCGACGCCATCAAGGAGGGCTATCTGTGCAAGATCATGGCCCAGACCATCCCGCTGCAGCTGGACATTACATCCGTGACCATGAGCGGCGGCGATTACGCCGTGGGCGACCTGGGCACCGCGCTGGACCCCTATCTGGAGCAGATCGCCGCCGAAATGGCTCGGCGCTGCAAGAGCCGCAAAACGGTGGTGTTCCTGCCGCTGATCAAGACCAGCCAGAAGTTCCGGGACCTGCTGAACACCTACGGCTTCCGGGCTGCTGAGGTCAACGGCCAGAGCGACGACCGCAGGCAGGTGCTGGCCGACTTCGACGCCGGCAAATACAATGTGCTGTGCAACTCCATGCTGCTCACCGAGGGCTGGGACTGCCCCTCCGTGGACTGCGTGGTGGTGCTGCGGCCCACCAAGGTGCGCAGCCTGTACAGCCAGATGGTGGGGCGCGGCACCCGCCTTTCCCCGGGCAAGACCGACCTGCTGTTGCTGGATTTCCTGTGGATGACCGACAAGCACGAGCTGTGCCGCCCGGCAGACCTGGTCTGTGAGGACCGCGCCGTGGCCCGACAGATGACCGAGACGCTGGCCGAAAGCGGCTGCCCGGAGGACATCGAGGAGGCCGCCGCCCAGGCCAGCGAGGACGTGGTGGCCCAGCGGGAAGAAGCCCTTGCCAAGCAGCTGGAAGAGCAGCGCCGTAAAAAGGCAAAACTGGTGGACCCGCTGCAGTACGAAATGAGCATTCAGGCCGAAGATCTGGCCGGGTATGTGCCCGCCTTTGGCTGGGAGGCCGGTCCGCCCAGCGAGCAACAAACCTCCGCGCTGGAAAAGCTGGGCATCCTGCCGGACGCAGTGGAATCCGCCGGCAAGGCCGCCCTGCTGCTGGATCGCCTGAACAAGCGCCGGGACGAGGGCCTGACCACGCCCAAACAGATCCGCTGTCTGGAAAAGTACGGGTTCCAGCATGTGGGCAACTGGAGCTTTGAGGCCGCCCGCCACATGATCGATCGCATAGCGGCTCAGGGCTGGCGCGGCGTGCCCAAGGGCGTGAACCCCCGCACCTATACCCCCGCTGCGGAGCCGCCTGCTGCAGACAGTCCTTTTGATTTTGGATGGTAACGTGAATGGACAATGCGAATGCAGGACATCCAGAACGCCTATCAGGGGTTTGCCAAGCAGAATTACACCATGCTGGACAACCTCAAGCTGGGCTACGGCGGCACGCAGGCCGAGATGCAGCGCCTGCTGAAGGACGCCGAGAAGATCTCTGGCGTGCACTACGACCTGGGCAACCTAGCCGACATGTACAGCGCCATCCACGTCATCCAGAAGGAGATGGACATCACCGGCACCACGGCCAAGGAGGCATCCACCACCCTGACCGGCAGCTTTGCCGCCATGAAGGCAGCGGCGGAAAACGTGATGGGCAACTGGTCCACCGGTGCCGATCTGACGGAACCGCTGCAGGCGCTGGCCGACACGGCACAGACCTTTCTTGTGGATAACCTGCTGCCCATGATCGGCAATGTACTGGCAGGCATTCCGGAAATCGTTTACAGCCTTGTGCCGGAGCTCCTGCAGACCGGCACCGAGCTGCTCAGCTCCCTGGCACAGGGCTTCACCGAGGGCATCCCGGAGTTCTTCTCCACCGCTCTGCCGCAGCTGCTGGCATTTACAGACCAGCTGCGGGACAACGCGGCCAGCTTTGTGGACGCCGGCCTGAACCTCATCACCCAGCTGCTGAACGGCCTGATCGCAGGCCTGCCGGACCTGATCGCCTATGTGCCCGACATCATCATCAACATCTGCGGGGTCATCAACGATAACATGCCCAAGATCCTGGCGCAGGGCGTGTCCATCATCGTGCAGCTGATCGCCGGTCTTGTACAGACCGTGCCCAGTCTGCTGGCCAACTGGAAAAAGATCCTGGAGGCGGTGCTGTCGGTCATCTCGGCCATCAACTGGCTGAACATCGGCAAGACCATCCTCACCGGCGTGGCAAACGGCGTCAAGAGCATGGGCACAAGCATGCTGAACGCCTTCAAGGGCGGCTTTTCCAGTGCGCTTGCCTGGATCAAGAGCCTGCCCTCGCAGGCGGTGCAGTGGGGCAAGAACCTTATCCAGAGCTTTATCAACGGCCTCACCGGCAAAGGCGGTGCGGTTGGTGCAGGAGCCATCGCAGCCACCGCCGGTGCCACCATTGCTAAAACCGCCAGCGGGAACGACTGGTCCTCCGTCTGGGCGGACGCCAACGCCGACGTGGCCGACAGCGCCCAGTCCATGGCGGAGGTGGTCGTCCCGGCCTATACCAAGTCCGGGGACGCCGCCACCAAGGCGGCCAAAAAGACCAAGGCCGCCGCACAGGCCGCCGAGACCCTGCTGTGGTCCCTGCAGGACGCAGGCCACACCGACACCACCAACGCCCTGGGCAAGGTGACCATCCAGACCACCGAGCTCACCGAGCACCTGAAAAAGGGCTCTGAAGAGTACAACCGCCTGACCAAGACCGTGACCGAATCCGGTAAGGAAATGGTCAACGGTGTGGCCAAGAACTACAAGACCGTCACCAAGTATGTGACCGAAAACGGCAAGACCACCGCCCAGACCCAGAAGGTCTACGAGGAAATTGCCGCCACTGTAGCCAAGACCGTTACGTCTACAACGGATTCCGTGGTCAACGGCATTGCCACCAGCACCAAGACGGTCACCGAGACCCTGACCGACAAAACCACGACCCAGAAGCAGGTCATCACCGAGACCTACAACGACATCGTGGACGGGGCGCTTGTCACGGTGGAGCGTGTCAAGACCATTGCCGCCGATGGTGTCCCGCAGATCACCGAGGATATCAAGAAAGCCTCTGCCAACAGCTTTGACGGCCTCGTCAAGGGCTGGCAGGACGAGGCCGACAAGGGCGTGGTGGGTACCTTCAGCACGCTGGTGACTGCTGTGAAGAAGCAGGACTGGCAGTCTGTCGGCGAATGGGTGCTGTCCACCCTGTACAACGGCCTTGCCCCGCAGGCAAAGCAGCTCATTGACGACTTCGGCAAGAACCTGATCCAGCAGGTCAACGGCTTGCTGGGCAAGGGCGTCAGTGCCGTCTCCAACGGCCTGTGGGATATGGGCGGCGACCTTGCCAAGGGCCTGACCAGCGGTTTTGCGGACGTGCTCACGCAGGCGCAGGGCCTTGGCACCACCCTCACCGGCATCTTTCAGGGGCTGAAAGGCCCGCTCACTGCGGCTGCCGCTGCCATCAGCACCGGCCTGAAGGGTGGACTGATCTCCAGCTTCCCGGAGATTTTGGCCTCCATGGGCACCCTGATCGGCTCCATCGGCAGCGCCTTTGTGGGGATGCTGGAAGCCGTCGCGGCGGCACTGTTCCCCACCGGATTCGGTGCCCCGCAGGCGCTGCTCATGATCGCGGCAGGCGTGGCCCTGACCGCTGCCATTGCGGCCATCGTGGCCGGCGTCGGCGGCGCGTTCAAGCGCAAGACCACGCCCGGCATCTCCGGCGGCACTTCCGGCAGCAGCACGACCTCCACGGCATCCGGCTCCCTGTGGGATTACGAGAAGCGTGCCCCGCTGCCGCAGCGCACCCAGCGCCCCAACATCGAGGTCAACCAGTACATTTACAGCAAAGCGCAGACGGCCGCCGACCTGATGCGTGAAGCGCAGTATGAGCAGAGAAGGGCGGTGCTGCAGGGTGTTTGATGCTGTTTTTACCACTGGCACCGGCCAGAGCTTCGCTTTTGGCTATGCCGCCGGCGTGCTGTGGAGCTGCGACCCGCTGGGCGACCTGCCCGTGGAGCTGGAGACCAGCCAGGGCTACCAGCAGGTGGGTGCCACCGTGGACAGCCGGAGCATCTCCGGCGTCACCCGCACCATCACCGGGCGCATCCTGCGCAACGCCGACTACTGCAAGCGCCAGCTGCGGGACATTTTTGCTCCCGGCGTCACCGGCCGCCTGACCGTGGCCGGAAAATACTGGTGTGACGCCGAGGTGCAGCGCTGCCCGGCCATTTCGCCGGCAGTGCTGTGGCCAACCTTCAGTTTCCAGCTCTACTGCCCGAACCCCTACTGGCACAGTGTGGCCAAGACCACGGCAGCCACCATCAAGGTAACGCCCGTGTTCCGGCTGCCGGTGTGCTACACCTCGCATCAGTACGGCATCCGGGAACAGGCCAGCTACATCCGCATCCTCAACAGCGGTCTGGACACCCGGAGCTGGAAGCTCTCGCTGACCGCCCGGGGCGAGGTGGTCAACCCCGGCGTCATCAACCCGGAGACCGGCGAATATCTGCGCTTCATCACGACCCTGCAGGACGGTGACGAGCTGCAGGTCTACCGGGAAAACGGCGAGCTCCGGGTGGAGCGGGTCATCGACGGCAAAGGCTACGACGTCCTTTCGGTGCTGGACGGCAGCAGCACCCTCTGGACGGTATACCACGGGGCGCAGGCATGGCAGCGCACGGCGGATTCCGGCGACGGCTGGCTGTTTCTGTCGCTGACCATGCATGCCGCATTTACCACGATCATCACGGAGGGTTCCAATGGCTGAGATCACATCCGCCCTGACGGCATCCGGGTACAAGAGCCTCTGCGTCTATAACGACCGGCTGGAGCTGCTGGGCCGCATCGAGAGCTGGCTGTCTCTGGTCTGGCCGGAGCGCTACAACGTCTACAGCAACGTGCAGGGGGCTCAGCTGGAGCTCCACGACACCACCGCCCTGCAGGCCCTCTGCCGCCCGGACCGTTATCTCTGGCTGGTCGGCAGCGACCGGCTCATGCGCATCGTGTCGGCCCAGAAAGCCGATCACAAGCTGGTCCTCTACACCAAGGACGCCGCCTGCATCCTCGACGAGCGGGTCAGCACGGGCACCCTGAGCAGCTTTGCCGTGGAGGACACGCTGCGTGGTCTGGTGTCCGGGGCCGCCGCATGGCCCTGCCTGGAGCTGGGCGACCCGGCCGGTCTGGCCGACGCCTACGCCGGAGAGGTCAAGCCCGGCAGCCTGCTGAGCATTGCAGAGCAGGTGTGCCAGGAGCTGGACATCGGCTTCCGGGTGCGGTTCGACCAGCAGCAGAACAAGCTGCTGTTTGAGCTGTACCGGCCCAAGCTGGACCCCAACGCCCGCTATGCGCCCCAGTACGGCAACCTGACCGACCTGGCCTATACCGAGAGCATCACGGACTACAAGAACATCTGCACCGTGGTGGGGGCCGACGGCACGGTGACCGTGGGGGCCACCGACAACACCGGGACGGCCCGGCGGGAGATGCTGCTGGATGCCTCCAGCAAGAAAAAGGAGGACGGCCAGTCCCAGAGCGAGTACCTTGCCGCCCTGCGCACGCTGGGCGAGCAGGAGCTGGCGAAGCACACCCGGCTGGAGAATTTTGAGTTCACCCCCACCGGCCCCGTGACGGTGGGCAAGGTGGTGGCGGCCAGCCTGCCCGGCACCGACATCCAGGCAGCGGCCCGCATCACGTCGGTGACCCTGCAGTCTCAGAAGGGTGAAAATACGGTCAGTACCGAGATCGGCACCCCCATCCTCAGGAGGAAAAACACATGAGCATCATTACCTATCCGCTGGACGGCGTGACCTACAGTGCCGAAGATGTAGCCACCTACCTGTGCACCCGCACGTCCGGCGTCTACGCAAAGGACAGCAATTTCGCCGTCAGCATCACCGGCACCCGGCAGATCACCATTGCCCCGGGCCTTGCCTGGATCAACTACGACGACTTCAAAGGCGTGTCCGTTTGCAGCCGGGAGGACACGGTGCTGACCGTGCCCGACGCCGACAACACCCTCAACCGGGTGGATCGTGTGGTGCTGCAGTTTGATACGTCGTCCAACCTCACCGCCATCCGACTCAATACCGGCACGCCTGCCGTGGCCGCTCAGCCGCCCGACATCCTGCAGAACCACAACCAGTACGAGCTGGGCCTGTGCACGATCTCTGTCCCGGCGGGGTCGGCGGCGGTCACCTCCGCCGACATCACCGACACCCGCACCGATGAGGCCGTCTGCGGCCTCATGCGGGACGGCGTCACCGGCATCCCCACCGAGACACTGCTGGCCCAGTACACCGCCATCCTCACCGCCATGCAGCAGAGCGGCAACGCCCAGCTGCAGCAGCTTGCGGAGAGCATCAAGGCGGTGGATTCCGGCAGCTTCTACACCAAAGAGCAGGCAGACGCCAAGTTCGGCACGCCTGCCACGGCTGACCATCTAGGCTCCGTAAAAGTTGGCGCTGGCCTCGGCGTGACAAATGACGGCACCCTGAGCGTGACCAGCGTCAACGGCTTTACGGTCAAGGCGCAGACCACCGACCCCGGCGTGGGAAGCGCTCTCGACACAGGCACTGTCCTGTTGGTGTACGCATAAGGAGGTGGGCGCATGAGCATCTATCTCGGTGCCGGGAGCACGGCACACAAAATGTCCAAACCCTATGTGGGCGTGGGCGGTCAGGCCCGGCAGGTGCAAAAGGTGTACGTCGGCATAAATGGTCAAGCCCGGCTCGTCTATCAAAGCGGCAGCCCCATAGGCAGTCTGGCCGTGGGCAGCATCATTAAAATCAAAGTTAACGGTACATCCACGGACTTCATTGCTGTTCATCAAGGCAACCCGAGCGCAAGCGTTTACGACAACTCGTGCAATGGAACGTGGCTGCTGATGAAAGACATCTACAACTATATGAAGTGGAACGCAACCTACGAAAACAACTACGCGAGTTCCGATATCAACTCCTGGCTGAACGGCACGTTCTATAACCTTATCGACGCGGATATTCGCGCCGTGATCAAACAGGTAAAGATTCCGTATCACAGTGGTTCATATTACGCCGGCACACTTCACACCGGCGCAAACGGTCTGAACACGAAGGTGTTCCTGCTGTCCGGCATCGAGGTTGGTTGGACGAACAGAAACGACGAATATTTCCCCAATGATGGCGCTAAACTGTCCTATTTTCTCGCTGGCACCGGAACAAATGCGAATAAAAAGCGCGTTGCCTATCGGAACGGCAGAGCTGAAGACTGGTATCTGCGTTCCCCACGCATCATAGGCACGAGCTCGCACGGTGTCTGGAAAGTCGCGGACGATGGCTCCTACGACTACGACAATTGCGTCAACTCGCGCGGCATCCGCCCCGCTTTGATCATACCGTCCACCACGCTGGTGGACGAGAGCGGCAATGTGATTGGATAAGGAGGCACTGTATGGACACTAAAATCAAGCCCGGTTACACCGCTCCGGCGGCAAAAGCCGATTACACCGCCATTGCGCAGGCCGTGAGCGAGCACAACGATGCCGCGGCAACCGGCGAGCACTACTGGGGCATCGCCCTGGCAGACGGCACCTACATGGTGTACGAGGCGGGCACGGTACCACCCCCGCCGACCGCCGAAGAGCTGGCCCAGCGTGAAAAGGAAACGCAGGAAGCCCAGCAACGGCAGGAAGCGCTGGACAAGCTGCCTCAGACGTTGGAAGCGCAGAAAAAAGAAAATGAGATGCTTCGGCAGTGCTTGCTGGAAATGAGCGAGACTGTCTATGCATAAAATCACACAAAAAATCGAAAGGATGGTACTTATGATGGCGATGCTATGGGCACAGGAAATCATGTCCGCTGAGACCGTGGAGGAGGCAAAGGCGCTGTATGAGCGCTGCCCCCGCCTGCTGAAGGCGAAGGTGAAGGACATCCTCGTCAAGAGCGGCTTTGAAGAGATCGTACAGGAGGAGTAAGCGTGGAAAAAACCATCATGGACGTGAGCCGCCATCAGGGCACGATTGACTGGGCAAAGGTCAAGGCGTCCGGCCAGATCGGCGGCGTCATGATCCGCGCCATGGGCAACAGCGCCGACGGCAAGGCA